AGTCCTGGTGCCGCAGATGGACTTGATAGTGGTAGGAGCGGCAGAGATAGAGGAAAAAGTGGTCGTGGAGATAGAGGTGGAAAAGGTGGAGGTAAAGGAAGCGGAGGGAGTAAGTAATGAGAATGGATCTTTACAGTGAGGATATTTTTCCTTGCAAGATACAACTAGCTGATGGATCTGTTAGAATCATTCAGAAATCTACAGATTTTCCACAAGATCAGCACTTCACTATGCTGGAAGGAAAAGTAAATGTCGGAACCAGTAGCGATGACGAACGAACAGCTAGAGTCAGCGATAGCAAGTAAGGCTGGAGAGAAAGTTACAACGGAGTATATGACTAGTAGGATTAAGGAGTCTTACTTTTTTCATCCCAATCCTGTTGCTCCTACTCTTACTATCTGTGTAATTATTCTTGATAACGGCTTTATTTCTATCGGCGAAGCAGCTTGCGTAGATCCCTCCAATTACGATAAAACTATTGGAGAAAATCTTGCCTATAGAAACGCCTTTCAAAAGCTTTGGCCTTTGTTTGGCTTTCTCTTAGCGGAGAAACGTTATGTTGAAGCTGTGGAAAATCTGCGTGCTAATACCCACGCTATTGATATTGCCGGCTTGCAGTATGGAAACCAAAGAAGCCTTGAGAAATAGCAACATCGCCTGTAACACAGTGGAACTAATCACTGGTGCAGCGAGTTGTCCAATAAATCAATAAATAGTCGAAGAAAGTTATACTGCTGTGAGCGCATTAAAGGGAACAGTAAACCAGATATACAATGTATTAGTAGCTGGGGAAAAGATAGAACTAGAGTTCCATTGTGCAGAAGATGCAGAAAAATTTCGCGTATCGCTTGCTAAGTATAAGAAGGTCCAAGATGATTATCAGATTGGTCTTGGTATGATGGAAGAGAATGAGAAGCAAGCGATACGTTTTTCTTTGAATAAGGAAACTATGGTAGCTACTATAGCTATCGTGGACAAGCAAGATCCTAGGCAGTATAGCTTTAAGATCATCAAAGATGATGCAGAAAATGAAGAAACCTGACAAGCCTAGGAAATACCAAATCATATGGGATAAGATTAAAGTTAATGGCCGATGCACAATCGAGGTTGTTCCGGCGCTACAAGCGCGAGTGAAGAAAGCTGTAATAAAAGAGAAGAATAAGGATATGGCTTTTAAACTTGTAAATGACCACGATTACTTTTTCTTAGAAGTTACAGAGATAGTTAAGGATAAGAAACATTATATGACATTTATCCTTAAGCAAAGATGGGGTCTAGAAGGAGTTAAAGATGAGCGAGAATTTGGTAAAGAAGTCAGCCCTAATACCAACACCACTAAATAATGCAGATATGATTAAAGGGAAGATTCAAGAACTTCTCGATAGTCTGCAAAAGGGAACTCCGCAGTATGAAGGCTTGCTGTATAACATCCATGTGAATCTACAGAAAGATCCGGATGTTGTGCATCTGCTTTCTCCAGAAGAGATTGGAGTTATTGTCGCTGGTCTGTCTAAAAAGACTGGCGTTTTTATTACTGTAACTAGCTCGAAGACAAAGACTAGTAGCGGTAAGAAGCTGAAAGATCTTAGTCTCTCTGATCTGTGAGGAAGAAGATGCTTACGATGCTGACAGCTCCAATTAAAGCAGACGGAACTCCATGTAAAGTTCTGGCACACAACCAGACTTACGAAATGGAGATTATGGTATCGGATAATCCTGATGGTGAGCCGAACACTCTTTGTGTAGCACTTTCCAGCATTGACTATAAAGCTCTGTGGAATGTAGAAGTTCTAGATATGAGCGACTGGAATAAGATAATTACAGAAGTGTATCAGATGTGTCAGAAGATGGCGCTTGTTTATCATAGCGACGTTCTAAAAGGCGCAAAGCAGGCAGGATTAAATGTCGTCCATTGAAGGGAAACTTGAACGTAGATTGCAGCTATTAGCTGACCATAATATAAAGGTGAATAATCTATTTCAATTAGATGATGGCACTTGGCAATGTAATCTGCGAGATGATGAATATGGTTATGAATTCGGGCAGGGTAAAACTCTTTACGATGCTATAAAAGCTGCATTTTTCTTGATGCTTTATAGTGGAGGTAAAGAGAAGTTGCATGAACAGAATGTTACAGTAGTTGACGCTGCTACTAAAACACGTAAAGCTGCATCCAAAATAACTTTAGCGGATCTCTGAAATGTTAGACTATGATGCTGTTCATCCTAATCTTAAGAAGCTATCTCATTCTAGTTCCATCTTGTTGCACTCTTGTAACAGGAAGTTTGAGTTGCTGAGAATGACAGGACAGCGGGAGGAGTCTGACTTTCATCTGGATTTCGGTAAGTTAGTAGGATTTGGAGTGGAAGACTTCTTGCAGAAGAATGATATCGAACAAGTTTACTTCGATATGTTTATGTATTGGCATGGTAGTATTGATGCGGATGATGGAATTAAGAAGAAGAAAACCTTCTGGCACGGACTACATGCAATACAGAAGTTTGCACCGCTTCGCTGGTCAGCTTTTAAGGATATGGAACTCTTTGCTTATAAGACTATAGGCAAGGATGGTAAAGAGGTTTTGAAAACTGCTACAGAACTTTCCTTTTATATCGACCTCGGACATGGCTTCTCTTATCGTGGCTTTGTAGATGCTGTTATGCTGGATAAGATGAAGAATGAACTGGTAGTTCTGGAATGTAAGACTACCGGGAATAATAATGTCCATGAGGCGACATATAAGCATAGTGGACAGAGCCTCGGTTATAGTATTATCCTAGATGCTATTGCTAGGAAGATGGGCCGGCAGCTTGGTAGTTCCTACCGTGTTTTCTATCCTATTTATAAAAGCTCTGTTATGGAGTGGGATCTTTTTCCATTCAACAAGAGCCATTTATCCCGTGCGCGGTGGCTAAAAGATATCCTTGTAGATAAGGATCTTATTACTGCGCGCGCAAACGATAATCATTTCCCGATGTATGGAGAGAGTTGCTACTCCTTCTTTAAGGAATGCACTTTCTTCGGAACATGTGAGATGAGTAACGATGTTATGATGAAAGGTATTCTTCCCGTTCCTGAGGAAGATCCTAATAGTTTCGATTTCCAATTTACTTTATTGGAGCTGATCGAAGCACAACTAGAGCGCCATGGAGCCGCAGTATAAATGCCAAAACTAGATGAGCTAATCGCAAGAAAGGCTAGTCATGTTATTATCTACGGAGATCCCAAGACTGGAAAATCCACTCTTGTTGGACAGCTTGCAGAAGCTGGCTTTAAACTTCTCTGGTTCTCCATGGATAACGGACACGAAGTTCTGCGTAAACTCTCGAAAGAGGCGCAGGATAGAATTGATATATTCGTGCTTCCCGATACGAAAGAGTTTCCAGTTGCAATTACAACCTGTCTTAAAGTTGTTTCTGGAAAGAAAGTCCTTATCTGCCACATGCACGGACAAGTTGATTGTTCTACATGCAACAGAAGTGGACTTCCATTATCACCAGTTGAACTTAATGCTCTTGGACTCGACACAATTGTTGTCTTTGACCACGGTTCACAACTAGCAGATAGTGCTATGAACTTTATCTGCCAGAAAGAGAAGGATGATTATAAGCCGGAATGGGAAGACTTCCGAGTTCAAGGAGAGCTGATGAAGAAAGTTCTTATGAACATTCAACAGGCTCCGTATCATGTAATCATGCTTGCACATGTTATTGAAACTGAGATGGAAGATAGTAGTAAGAGGCTTGTTCCGCAAGTAGGAACTGTTCCATTCAGTAAGAGCGTTGGTAAGTATTTCGATCACATGGTTTATTGTCATATGATGAATAAGAGTCATAGATTTGGCTCGTCCACTACCTATAGTATGCAGGCAGTAACAGGTAGTAGGACAGATATTAAAGTAGAGGATTTGAAAGATAAGCCATCTCTAAAAGATTTATTTCAATTCTCTCCGGAGAAAGCTAACCATGATTCTGTGGCCGCATCTGCGTCGCTACTGGAAACTAAAGAAAAGACCGCAGCAACTATTGAAAAAGCTCCTGTCTCTACCAGCGACAAGGTAGCAAGTCTTCTAGCAGGGTTGAAAAAGTAAATGAACCCGAAAGATAAGATTGGTAGAACTAAGTTACCTCTTTGGATATTTCCGCCTATCGGTATCCTGTATGGGACTATGGCTCTTATAGAAGGAGCTATTAAGTATGGCCCATATAACTGGAGAAAGGTTTCGATATCTGAGAAGGAATATGTTTCAGCTCTAGATCGTCATGTTCAAACACTAAAGAGCGGACAAAGGCTGGATCATAATAGTAAGGTAAGTCAGCTAGCTCATATTATCGCAACAGCTACGATAATGCTTGATGCGGAATTTCATGGGACACTTGTAGCTGATATCCCAGAGGGAAAGAATCTCTCTGATTTACTAGAACAATTGCGAAACCATCCTCTTATGCAGGAGTATCAAGAGAGAGGTTTTGCAGTAGTAGAGAATAAAGAGGAAAAAGAAGATGGTAGAAAACACACATACTCAGGAGACAGAGACGTTGGATTCGGAGGAAGCATACAAAAGCGCACAGAAGAAGTCTTTGGAAATCTACAATATAAACGTCCTTGAGATGAAGAAGGTGAATGCTGCAATTGTTGGTAACATGAACCAGCTTTTGCACATTTTTAACAACATCATCGACGCACAGAATAAAGAGCTGACACTGTATCGCCAGATTGATTTCCTGGTAATGGGTCATGCTCTTGATGATAGCTCATTACAAAGAGTTCTCTCAGATCTATCAGAACTTAGGGCTGAGATGAAGGCCGTGGCTGCAAAAGCTAGGGCTAACGTGCCTACCAATCAACCGACATAAAGCAGCTGTTTAAGAAAGGTTATACTATGACCGAAGTAAAAGGCCAACTGGATCAAGCTATTACTCTGGACATGTCATTGGATGATATTGATGACTTGCCCGCATTCGTAGTTCCTCCTACTGGTGCGTATAGCTTGAAGATCGTGGAAGTGGGGCAGAAGGAGATTAACGACCATCCCGCGATGGAGTTTAAATTCGAGATCCTTTCCATCGAAGAAATGACTGAAGAACTGGACGATGGAGAAGTTCCGCCGAAAACTGGGGATCAATTCTCTCTGCCGTATATGATGGACAATGCTTTTGGCGCTGGTGCTATGAAGGAACTTCTTAGGCCGTTCGCCGTTAAGCTTGGAACATCTAAGCTGAGTGAGTTGATTCCTCAGTTGAAGGGTATGATGATTATCATGGTTCTTAAGCGGACTTATGATAAGAAGAAAGACCGTCATTATCCTAAGATGAAGAAGATTGCTATCCTGTAGTTAACCCCCGCTACAGTAGATAGCAGTGAGTCCTGGGCATGACTATAAACTGCCCACATTATTTAAGGGGTAAGAAGAAATGAAAAGCGTTTACTTTCATGTAACGGAAGAAGATACAAAATATCTCTCTTTTTTGAAACCTATCCTTAATGGCAAATGCACGGTGCGCCTTGGTAATACTCCCCTTACTCTTGGGTTAGAGTTAATACTTCGCGCGAAAGAAGCTGGCTGCACGGCAATTGCTACTTCCTGCGAAACTACACTTCAGATGTTCCTTGGAAAAGGAAAGAAACTTGACGACTATGAAGGCTCTATGATAGAGCGTCATGGTATGGAAATTCTTTTTGTGCCTCCAGTAAAGCAGCTATTAACAATTCCATACATGAGGCATCTTTATGAAAGATATTTCGATAAATACATCCATCCTGAGCGGTGGCTTACAATTCCAAAATTTGAGTGGGAACTTTTCGATCCCTCTCAGGTCGATCGCTGGATGGATATACTCTCCTCAGCATCTTTCGTTTCTTGCGACATTGAAACTGGACCAGAGGGCGACAGGGTTATTACTTGTATCGGATTCACCGCAGTTCGCATTGACGCTGCATCCAACTCCTTTACAGTTGCGACTATTGTTGTCCCATTTACTGACTTGTTCAACCTTGTATTCGTCAGCAATGTCTTATCCTTACCAGTCCCTAAAGTTTTTCAAAATGGGAAATATGATAACGCCTATCTTCTCCGTTATAATATGCCAACTATTAACTATGCATTCGATACAATGTATATGTTCCACTGTTGGTATTCCGAGCTTCCCAAAACTCTAGATTTCATTACAGGCTATCTCCTGCGGAAGTGGGAGTTCTGGAAGGATGAAAGTAAGACTACAGATCTTTTGCAATACTATGAGTATAATGCGAAGGACTGTTTTACAACTGCTATGTCTCTGCTCGCAATCTTCTTAGAGTTTCCCGATTACGCAATTAAGAATTACCTGATGGAATTTCCGGTAATGTTTCCTTGTATGCTGACAGAAGCTACAGGGATTCTCTGTGACAAGAAAGCAATGGCAGATAACGCAGAGAAGATGGAGCTTACGATAGCTAAGGAGTTGCATGAGCTGCAACAGATGGTTAATGCTCCTGGTTATAATCCTAATTCTCCCAAGCAAACCGGCCAGCTATTTCATATCCTAGGCTGTAAGGATATAAAAGGAACTGGTAAAATACCGCAAGATAAAGCTGGCGCGCGGCACCCTCTTAATAAGGTAATAATGAAGAAGATTGAAAAGATCCGCGGCAGCCGGAAACTTGCGAGTTCATATCTAAAAGAGGATGTTCTGTGGAATGATAGAATATACTACTCACTCAATCCGCATGGAACAGACACTGGTAGAAATGCTAGTAAAGAGTCTCAATTCTGGTGTGGGCTTCAAATACAGAATATCCCACGAGACAGGAAAGATATACAGGTTAAGGACCAATTTATTTCCTACTCCGGATTTTATATGGGAGAAGCCGACGGAGAGCAAGCCGAGGCTAGAGACACCGCTTATTTATCCGGAGATCTCAAGCTTATTGCTGCTGTTGAAGATCATACTAAAGACTTCCACGGCTATAATGCTTCGTCCTTCTTTGGAATTCCATATGATAGAATCGTCAAGAGTTACGCACTTGCAAATGGACTTTGGAAACACGATGTTCTGGATAAGGATATACGAGACTTAAGTAAGAGAACCAATCACGGCGCGAACTATAATATGGGTCCGGATGTGATGGTAGATACAATGGGGATTGAAAATGTCATTAGAGCCAGAACCCTACTTGGACTTCCACAGCATTGGCCTCTGCGAAAAGTATGCGACTATCTGCTCACGAAATATGCAGAAACTTACCCAGTCGTCAAAGGCGCTTGGTATGATAAATGCTCGGCTGATGTTATGGGCACCGGATTTCTTATCGGACCTACAGGTTGGACGCGCCGTTGTTTTGGTGATCCTACTAAAAACAAGCATGATCTTAACCGCTATGTTGCTCATCCTCCGCAGTCATTAAATGCTATGGTTATGAACCAGGCATATAGAAAAGTTTTCCACGAAATATATCTTCCTAATCCGCAGGACT